ATGAAGCCTTCTTCTATGACGTTTGGTGAGCTTATGGACCTCTACATGAGCCACCCACACATTAAGTATGGCAAAACTAAAGATGAAACGCTGCGTTTAATCAGACGTTGCGAGATAGCCACCATTCCCATTTCCTTGTTAACTCAGAAAACTTACATTGAACATGCGCAGTTTCGTGCATCGCAAGGGGCTGGGCCAGCGACAATCCGTAACGATATCGTATTCATTGGTTCTGTACTTCATGTAGCTAAACCAATGTTCGATGTAGATGTCAACTTGGATGATTTTGGTTATGCAAAATACCAGTTAAACAAAATACGTTTGATTGGATCATCTCAGAAAAGAAGCCGGCGCCCCTCGAACGATGAAACCGATAAGCTAATTGAGGCTCTTAAAAAGAGAGAGGACTCTTCATACAAAAAAAAACCCTTCTCTGGCCTTTTTTTGTTTTCAATTCTCACATGTATGCGTATAGGTGAAGTTACTAGAATCAGATGGGAAGACATTGATGATAAGCAGAAGGCTGTATTAGTTCGTGACAGAAAAGATCCTCGTAAGAAAGATGGTAACCACATGAAAGTAGCGCTCTTAGGTGATGCATGGAAATTTGTTCAGAATCAACTCAGAATTGATGCAAGAATTTTTCCTTTTAACGCAAAACATATATCAAACACTTTTGCTCAAGAACGGGACAAGTTAGGTATCGAGGATTTGAGATATCACGACATGCGCAGAGAAGGAGCAAGCCGTTTATTTGAGGCTGGTTTTACTATTGAAGAAGTTGCGCAGGTAACTGGCCACAGGTCGCTTTCTACTCTCTGGCAGGTTTACACAGAACTTTTTCCTCGGTCTTTGCATGACAGATTCGAATACCTCAAAAAAATAAATAATTATAAATTAAGTACTAGCTTAAAGTAATAAAATGAGATGAACGAGGACTTACTTTTTCTCTAAAATATTCCCTAAGGTTTAAAACCCCGCGATAATCCACTATCTTACTAACACAGAACTAACCTTTTACAGTCAAACTAACAAAAATTAAAAGCAAGTCGCATTTTAGATTTTCATTTTTGCTTTAGCTTCATCAATTCAGATAAAATGTTCGTTAACTTAGAATCAGATTCATTTTTAATTTTATCTTTCTCTAAAGATACAGTTGTTTGCCCCTTCTCCAACACAAAGTTTCTTTCTGTTTGCATTAGATTCAATGATAATTCTTTTATCATATCTTCATTTTTATATTCTAATGCATACTTCAAAGCCATTGTTTTCATCTCAATATTTGTGATTTCATTTTGAAAGTATTTTATTTCTTCAAACCCGTTTTTATATAGCCTTAGAAAAAAATATGCGAACAACTCAACAATCAGAACAAATGAAAATTTAGGCAAAAGATGTATTATAAAACTCACCCCTTTAAAACCATCGTATTGAGAATCATAAAGAAACACTGCAAGAACAACTATCCCAGAGATAGCAATAGTAGAGCCAATACCTAGATTAGCGCCGCCACGCCTGTTCAATCTTTCAATTTCATTTTCCAATCTGAATATCATTTCTGATTGAGCTTTAGAAATCTCGGTGTTTTTCTTGTATTTTTCAATATCCTGTTTAAGACTATCTTCGGCAAGTCGAATAGTATTACCAACTATTCTCTTCTTAGCCTTCTCAATAAAGTCCGCCCTTTCCTCATCAGTCAGGTTTAATTTTTTTTCCGATGAATCATTATTTTCAAGCCTCTTGATTCTTGCCTCTAACAATTCAATCTTTGCTTTATTTACGAAATCCCTATATTCATTAAAGGCGTTGACATCTTTCTTAAGTTTTTTTCCGCCAACATCTTTATTAAGATATCTGATTATGAAATATAAAAAGGTGGACACTGATATAAACGTGAGGGAAATAGTAAAAATTATATCTGCATTAGTCTTAACGAACTCATTAGCTTCTTTCTTTGTCAAAACAACAAAAATAACACTAAAAAAACCAATGACAAGCGCCAGAGCATCAAAACTTAATATTTTACTTAAAACCTTAACGACAAAATTAAACATTTTTACATTTTTCTTTGATGGTTTTTTAAAGAAAATAGATGATATTGATACAATTTGCAATTAATATTTTAACTCACTTTTGAGGTCATTTTTTCCCCATCAAGTTTGCTTCCAAAAGTAAAGTGATCAGGTCACTTTACTTTTGGAAGATCCGCGTATTTTGTTGTGTATGCCGGCGAAAGCATCTCGCGCTTCATCGCCCATGATTTCTCAATCCCCTGACCTGCAAAAAACAAACTGTTTTTACCACTCTGAGTTAGGCCATCAACAACACGCATTAGCGTTTCACTGTTTGGCTGTGGTCGGTACTCATCAAAAATGTTTAGTTGCGCCACACCCTGGCTGTAAAAATCCCCAAGCATTACACCTGCTTTCATATAGTGATGACCATACGGCCACATCCCCTCAAGCGCATCCATAGCCACCTGTATGATGTCGCGAGTAGTTAGATAAGCAGCAACACATACCTCATATAGCAAGCAAAATTTATTTTTCTGCTTGCCATAACAGGCATGCATGTTTATATTTTATTCAACTTATCGTGGAGATTGGCTATGTCAGAAGAAAAGAAGAAATCTGCAGGCGGTAAAGCAAGAGCTAAGAATCTAACTCCAGAAAGAAGATCTGAAATAGCCAGAATGGGAGCAATTGCAAAGTCTCTTCCGAAAGTAACTCACAAAGGAATCCTCAAAATTGCTGAAGTTGAGATTCCTTGTTTCGTGCTTGATGATGGTAGAAGAGTAATAACAGGAAGAGGACTTACGGCTGCAATTGGTATGAAAGGACGTGGCCAAGGGGTTGCGAGGATCACTGGTCATAGAATGCTTACTTATAATGAAAACAGTGACTTAGCCATGGCCATTGAAAACCCCATTAAGTTCATTGGGGGCTCCCCAAAAGTGGGGGTGCCAAGTGATGGTTTCGAAGCAACTGTACTTCAAGAGTTGTGTGAAGCAATTCTTGTGGCTAACGATAACAAAATACTTACTACGCCTCAGGAAGAGCGTTACCTTGCCTTTGCAAATATGTTAATCAGGGCATTTGCCAGAGTTGGTATAGTTGCTCTTGTAGATGAGGTTACTGGTTATCAAGAAATCCGCCCACGTGACGCGCTACAGGCTTATTTAGACAAAATAATCAGTAAAGAACTTGCTGCATGGGCAAAAAAATTTCCTGATGAATTTTACGAAAATATTTATAAACTTCGCGGATGGCCATGGGCTGGTATGAGTAAAAACCGGTTTAGCGTGGTTGCTCATTACACCAGAGACTTGGTTTATGAGCGACTAGGGGATGGAATCCTTGATGAGCTTGAAAAAAAATCGCCCAAAAACGATTCAGGTGCCAGGAAGAATAAACTACACCAATGGCTCACTAATGACGTAGGCAATCCAATGTTATCTCAGCACTTACATTCTATAGTCATGATTCAGCGCCTGGCCATAGCAAATGGTTACGGCTGGAATAAATTTGTAAAAATGGTCGATCAAGTTATGCCCAAAAAAGGAGGGACATTCGAACTTGAGCTTACAGACCCTACATAACAAAATGATCCACCCGGCTAATGTGCCGGGTTTTGTCATTTTCTGAACATCTGCGATTAAGAAATTAGTTAAGCATTTGGTCGGAAAGAGTAATTTCTTACGGACTTACAAACTCGAAATTATTGCGATGTGGATCCTATGCTCTCCTTGATTTTAGAAATGACCGTATCCGCTAAAGCCGGGTTAGCCTTCACTTCTGAAAATATGTCAGAGAGCATTTGCAGGATTTTTGTTTCCTCAGTGGGTGCGTTGTCGACTGGCGCTGGTGGGGTGTAGGTTTCACCCATTTGCCGTTAGACCATTCCCCCGTTTCTTTGTTAACAGTAGCGTTCTGATACTGAGCCTTATAAAAACCATCGCCAACGAGATCAGCAGTCCAGTTATCTGGATGTCCCCCGTCAACATAGTCAAAAAGATAGAAGCCCTGCGCATCAAGTTCATTCAGCTTCGGTGCAATTACGCTAATTGTGTGGGGCTGATCTTGCATGTTCATTTCATTGTTGCTAACCATTACTAATCCTCATTACTGAATACAGAAGTTGATTGTCAGGTGCATATCTGCATTTCCGCCTGTGTTGTAAATTCTGATTGTTCCGTCATTGCTGATAACTAAGCGAGGCGGTATGTTTGCGGATGCCCCGACCGCAAATGGCACAGCATGGATAGAAGCTGGCGGTCGGTAGCCGGTTGGAAGCGTTGCCAAAATTGTTCCGTCTCCAGTGTTTCCGCCTGCCGCATGCAGATCGATAAATGTCAGCCCCAATATTTTCCTAAACACCGCTCTTCCAGCCACTGACCAGCCACCTGTCAAAGTTAACTGACTCCATGGCGTACCGGTAACATCTGCTCCCTTGAATGAGTCGAGAATGCGAGGGTCGTTACCGACAGCCGCTGAACTTGCGTCGGTACCAAATTTTACAATGTTCGCCCAGGCGGCTGCTTTGTCGGCTACATCACTAAGGTTGCTGGCTTTTTTAAGTTGGTTCTCTGGGTTTGCTGACTGCGCGCGGTCAGCATCAGATTTAGCGCTTGTTGCTGATTGCGCCGCCGCGCCTGCTGAATTAGAGGCGTTAGTAGCTGACGTTGACGCATTGGCTGCTGAATTCGATGCACTGGCTGCGCTGTCACTGGCTTTTGATGCGTAATGCAGGGCTGAAAATTTCCCTCCAGTCACCTCAGTGCCTACCGGATTAGCCGCCCAATTCTGAGCCAGATTTGCGCTGTCGCTGGAATTACCTGCTGAAACAGATGCTGCGCTTGCACTTGAGGCTGCCGCCTGCTGACTGCTGGCCGCATTGCTTTCACTGTTTTTTGCTACCGTGGCGCTGCCAGCGGCCGCCGTGGCACTCTGTCCCGCCGATCCGTTAACCGTAAAAAGCTGATTGTAAGTAACGGCATCCTGCGGCTGAGAACCATCAGCGAGGCCGGTTAGCCTGAGTCCCTGCGCATCCCAGTTACCGCCAACGGGTTTACTGATTGAGCTCGAAAAGCTGGCGTTAATCTCCTGGAGTGCCAGCCAGATGCGATCAAAATCATCGTTGACTACGTCAGCCAGCAGATCGCCGTTGTCTGCGTAATCAGTCTGGCGAGTGTATGGCGTGGCGCGCTTGATCAATACTTCAAGCCCGTTGGCGGGTGCGGTAGTGAATACCACGTTACCGCCCTGGCTGTTGCCAACGCCGGTGGCCTCGATGCTGTCAGTGCTGCCAAGTTGCTGTTGCAGGCTCTGGCGCTGTGCTGTTTCGGCCTGGATACGCTGCTGGCGCTGCTGTTCAGCAATGCGGGCTGCCTCTGCCTGTCGCGCGGCTTCTGCTGCGGCTGCCTGTTGGGATGTTTGCTGTGCTGCCTGCTCTGGCCCCCTACGGTTAATCTCCTGCTGAATGTTGTTCAAAGAGGCTTGCTGGATAACTCGATTAAACCCGTTAAGCCGTGGATTCGTTAACGCCTGCTGTGCCTGGCTAGCCATGCGCTGTAGATCAGCAAAGCTGTATTGCCCCCAGGCACTGCCAGCATTGCTGCCGCTATTCCCCCCGTTGCCGCTGTTACTCCCACCGTTATTGCCATTTGGCGAGGTTCCCATTGTCCAGCCGCCTTTGGCAGTGACTGAACTTCCAGCAAAAGGCCCATCTAGCAATGTGTTATTAAGCGCCTTATCGTTACTCCACGAATAGCCACCACCACGATTAAAACCTACACCGGAGACTGAGCCGCCAAACAATCCACCAGTGCGGCCGCCGTAACCATTACTTCCCCCACCACTGCCATTATCTCCAGCAGCCCCGCCAACGGATGAACCAACTCCACCTGCTGCCATGGTTATTACTCCTCTGAATCAATGGCCGCCCAGCCATGCTTATTCAGCACCATGCCAGCCCACTTATCGCCAATTTTTGGTTTTGCAGCGTGGTACATGTTAATTACGTTTCCCTTTTCAGCTTCTACCGCTACCTGCTCCGCCATAGTTTCACTGTGAGGCGCTGGGGTGGTACTGGCGACGATCTCGCTCACCTGCTCCTGAATTGTCGGCTGACTGGTGTTCTCGTCTGCGCCAGGTGTTTCGATTTTGGTTCTACGTGGGCGACCGCGGCCGCCGTTTGGTTTACTTTGTTCCATCGGTTCACCTCAATTTTCAGACATAAAAAAACCCGCCGTAGCGGGTTGTCGTTTCTGGTTTAGATCAATTCGGCGCGAATCTCGACGCTACCTCGCCACCGAGAACTTTTGGCATTTTAGGGAATATGCCAGCCTTGATCGTTTCTTTGATAACACCGATAACCGCTGAACAAAGTCCAGGATCGCCACCCTCAGATTTTATTGAAACAGGCATCTGCCCTTCGGGTTGCTTAATTCGTACATTGCAATACTTACCGGCGTAGGAATTGACATCATAAAACTGAGACAGAACGGCGTTGGTATACTCACACAGCCACATATTAACTTCTTGCTTATTGCCCTCAAAATGGTTCTCGGATTCACACTTCTGTTGAATCTGCGCGATTCTCTCCGATGCAGGCGCTGAGGCTGGTAACGGTTTGTAGTTCGTTTGGCTGTGGTCTGATTGTGTCGTTCCACAACCGGCCAACGCCATAACGAACAAAACACCAATTAATTTTTTCATTTTTCTAATCCCAGAGTAATGTTTCGCCAGTTATATCACAGCAGGCCAACACCTGACAGTCAGGCAGAACGGCAGCGGGTGCAGAGGATAATTTCACGAAAACAGACCGCTTTTAACATAATAGGTCTAATGCGCACTTCGCCAGCATGCCAAATTGAAATGTCACCGTGAAACCTGCGTTTTCCTCAGTTATCCAGGCGAAAGCCACAAAACGACACTGCATAAACGGTGCATAAAACAGGCCCAAAAATGCATAGCCTCAAAACAAATCGAAACGCCCGTTTTCTGGGTTTTCCTGAATTTATGGTGCAGTGATTTTTTTCAAAAAAAAAACGATAACCGCATTTCCCTCTTTACCGCGCGCACGTGCGCGAAAAGACGCGCGCGATAAGAAGTGCGGTGACAGCTTTGTAATCGCTTGCCACCGCCATCATAAGAATCAGTCTTTATGAAAAATCAATAGCATGTTCACTATTAATCACGTAATCCACTTTGATTATTTGCCCTTGAGTATCGCCTGTTGAACTCGAAATTTCCGTAATTTTAAGAAGGGCGTATCTACCGTATCTGTTCTGCAAAATGATAACGTCATCGCGGTCCGGTGATTTATCTTCATTGGTAAGACGATATTTCGTAACGTCCTTAACTTCATTAAAAAAACCAACGTCATTTGCAACACCACTCAACTGAGTGTTTGGGTCATACCTAACTATAAGGTGCACAGAGGTCGGAGAGTTAGTCCCGAGATGAGCAATAAACTTGTATTTGTCCTCTCCTATTTCAATGCGCTTACTGTTATGCATATCAACAACAATTGAATCCTTAAGCCTTGTAGAGGTGTAGCGTGCTTTGAAGGGCCAATAGAGCGTCACTACAGGGATCGAACTTGCAAAAAAAGTTACTAAAGGCTCAACGTTTAGCCTTACGAACCAAGGCCATCCCTGAAGGCTAACGAAGTGTTTTTCTAATTCCCAGTTTTCTTTAGCAAACCAGAAAAAAGACAGCGCCACGGTTATGACACTCAAACTAAAGATCGTCTTTTTCTGGCCCTTACTGTAATTCTCGCTCATGATTCTCTCCTTAACGTAAAAATTCGTTATCGGAAAAAACCACTAAAACATTAGCGTTCATTGACATTGCTCAGTGATGTACTGCTGTAATCCCGCTATCTGCTTCCCTGCTATTTCGATTCTATCTCTGAGGGTGAAATAATCCCGTTGAGCGGAGTCTGTAAGTCTGGGGGTGGCAGCATCAGCCATGCCGGTGGCGCTGGCGGGGCCGGTCGTGGCTGGCTTACAGGTGGCGTTGAGTCGCAACCTGCGCTTGCCAGAATCAACATCAAGCTTAAGCTGATTGATAGTTGCTTTAGCATCGTTAAGTTCCTTTGTGTATTTGGCATCAAGCGCAGCAACTGAACGCTGGCGACGCTGCATATCGTTAATTGTCTCCTGCTGCTGCTCTGCCTGAGTTTTCCAGCCGTCGCGCTGCTCTTTAAACTTCACCGCGCTGTTTCGGTAATGGCTGGTGGCAAGTATCAGGCCAGCTATTAACACCACCAGCAGAATTGCCGCTACCAGGCTCACATTCGCTTTAAGCCACGTCATAGATCCAGCCCCCAGCAGGTAAGCTCTGATTCCTGGTCACGGCGGATAACCTGTCCGTAACAGCCATTAGAGCGAATGCGGCAATCTTTCCCGCCGTCGAATATCCAGCGCTTAATTTCAGCGCATGCGCCTTTACGATCACCGCTGTTTAATTTCCGGTAGAACGTTGATGGCAGGCATTTACCGGGGCCGATATTCCACGGACAGAATGACGCTATGCCAACCTTCTGCGGTTCGGTCAGTGGAACGTGTACGTTTTTATCTACCCAGGCTAACGCTTTGGCCTATTCTGCTCTGTCGATAGCACGGCACTGGTCAGCGTTCAGACGCATGCCCTTTACAACCGGCTTGCCATTAACACGCGTCACGCCGCCGCATATCGTCCAGATGCCTCCGTTGTCGGCGTATGCAATGAGGCGTGAACCCTCTTTTTCCTGCTGAAACTGATCCATCAGAACGGGGGCAGTGGCGCCACCAGCTATCAGGGCTACCATTGCCGCGCTCAGGGTCTTTTTAAGACTGGGTGACATCGCCATTTTTACCGTCCACGCTTTTGATTGTTGTGTTAAGCGCGGCGATTACTGCTGGCGAATCGCTGGAAGTTAATTTCGATGACCGCTGCGCCAGATTCTGGATTGCCTCTGTGCGTAAACGATCCTGCTCAATATCAAACTGGTGAGACGCCTCTTTGCGGGCATCATCGCGGCGTTTGTAATAAACGTTGACTGCGAATGTTGCGATACCCAGCAGCACGCCGCTGGATAAGCCGATAAAATTCCAGTCAAGACCGTGGAACCATTCAAACCAGCCGCCCCAGCCGCCTACAATTAACCCGCCAGATGTACCGTAATACAGGGTTGACGCTATTTTGTCTGGCATAGTTTTGCCCATGTGAATACCTCCGTGAGTTGACGGAAGCTGTGAGTAGCGGGAAAGGAAATAAAAAAGCCCCGCACAGAGGCGAGGCTTATAAGCTGTGTGGCGTAGTGACCACCCTTAGCAGAATATCTGTTTTTTACGATCGTAAACTTTTTCTTTAACTTCTAATCACCAACGCATTGATACTGTTTTGTAATACTGCCATTAAGCAACATTCCATATCCATTTCTCATGCCTTCAATCCTTGCATGGGGCGTTAATTCTTCTGCACTTTTGTAACCCCACTTAGAGCAAACTTTAGCTGCTATACCTACAGCATCACCCCATCTTGCACCGCTTCCATCATCACTGAGAGGGAGACTATCAGATTTGACAAACCCAACAGTCACTATTCCAGCAGAACGGTCAGCATTTACAACTTCAACTGGTTTTCCAGTCGAAGAAGCACACCCAGAAATTAATAAAATTGCAATGAGTATTGTTTTTTTCATAGCTTAATAATCTCTTTAAGAATTTTGGAAATGCAGAAATTAAGACGCTTTCTTTGCAAAACCATCATGCTCTACGTGAGGATCCATTTCCAGTTGAATATCCAACATTAAAAGCATGCCCTCCACAACACCCTCTGCTTTCTGCAACTGTTTGCCAATATACGTATCAGAGCAGCCATGTAACCGGGCAAGCTGCATAAAAGTTTTACGGTAGATGTAGTAATCCACCAGCAGATCATACATATCGAAATTATTTTTCATGAGCCGTGCCATGCAGCGATCGATAGTAATTCCGTCTTTGTCAGTGCATGAGGCGCGGCTACGTTGCTTCGACGGAAATACCCCCTTAAAGCCCGCCGCTATTGGCGCGTATCCTACGTTATCGCCGCCAGAGCATGACCACGCCCCCCGGCGCTCAAGAACCTGTTGAATATCACGCATAGCCTCACCCCAGATAATTATTATGAAAATATTAACGGCTCATCGATAAGCAATTGCTGTGTGCGAAAAACGCCCTCTGCGTGATACAGGCGGAGTTTATCGCGGGTAAAATCAGTTTTAATTCTGCCGTCTATGGCATCGTGACAGGCGTTACATGCGAAAGCGCCTTGTATGTCTGGCGGTTTAATTCCGGTACCGCATGAATCGGAAAGGCGATAATGCGCCAGTACTGTGGTTTCAGGATTGTGATTACATATGCTGGGAATTCTCACCAGGCAATTGCGGCCACGCGCTTCCTTGCGGATATTTGTCATGCGGCAAACTCCTGTAGCTGCGCGGCAGCGTTCTCTGCTGCCTGCTGGCTGTCGAATTTACGAAACAGGATTTGATACCAGAGGACATTAAGAACCGCTTTGTAAACCTCCTGAAATTCGTGCTCTTTCATGTTGGCGAACGAAATTGATTTGGCTTCGCGGCGCTGAGTGCCATCGGGCAAAATATATTCGTCGTAAAAGCCGGCCGTCATTACCGCCCATTTGCGGAATGCTTCGAACGACTTAACCAGCGCCACACCCTCAGCGCGATTGGCTCCTGTACGCGACAGAAATTCGTCCAGGGTTTCACTTAACACGCTTTGCTGGCCGGTCAGCGTACTGAGGTAATCCACGTACTGGCGCAGTAACGATTTCTCGGATTCCAGCACAGCGCCAGCCGTGGGCGTCCAGTACTCAAAGCCCAGATTCAGCAGTGCAAAAAAGCGTTTGTGGAAATTGTAATTACGCGCCTGACGCACGTCGCAACTCAGCTAGGCACCGGTTTTGATGCGCGCCAGCACTTCGGCGGCTTCAGCGTTGGCCACCATCATGGTTGTGGCAGAGGTTTTAACCAGATGCATTTGAGCCATATCACACCATCCCTTTTCGGCGCAGATATTCAGCCTTAAGAATCGCGGCAGGCGTTGGGCCGCTGTCCTGTGCTGGTGCTGATAAAGCCTTGCGAACGGGTGGCACAGGCTTGCCCTCAGTAACGCGGTCATCCCAATACTGAATCAGCTTTTTAGCCTCGGCCAGCAGTTCAGGTTCGGTAAGCTGACGCTCATTGCTGCGGCGGCGTAGTTCCAGGCAGATGTGATACATAACCGCCTGTGACCATGGGTATTGTTCGCTGGTGGGGTACCGGAAAACCGTCCTGCGCCAGTGCCAGAACTCTTTAAGCACCTCAGCGGCGGTAATCCCCAATGCGCCTTTGCCCTCACGGCACCAGGCGACGAACTGGCCAGGCGACGGCAGGAAGGGTTTTTCCTGTTTACGGGCTGCCCGCATGCCAGCGTTGACCTGCGCCATTGTGGTGATCCCGTTCTCGCGAAATGACAAAAGCCACTGGCGCCGGAATTCGTTTAATTCCTCCTGGGTGCGCAGATTTGCCATGGCAGCCGGGAAAGCCGCACGCAACTGACCAAAGAGCGTGTTAAAAATTTCGGCAACCTGCTCTACCTGCTGCGGCGCATCGTCCTGAATTTCCGCCAGACCGTTTGCAACACGTTTCATGTTTTCACGGTCAAGGTTAAGGAGATCACCATGTACGGTACCGCTTTATTGCCCCGCCGTGATGTGCTTCCGGGCACGCTGATCCGCTACAACGGTAAATCATGGCTGGCGTCTGCCAACGTCGATAAAGGGCTTTATGCACGGTCTGTTTTTAAAAGTGTCCGCATTACCAGTGAAAAAATTGAAGTTGTTTTAAATAATCGCGGGCAACCGCAAGTTAATTAAATCTCAGCACAAATATATCCCGTGGCGCATGCGTCAGGTAAATCCACATTCTGAAATCAGAAAAGGAAGATTAATTATGGCGCTTAACTTTGCCGTTGAATTAGAACCCGCCAGCGTAATTGCTAATGAAAATCACCGTGTTGATTCTATTTCTGTTGCCGGTGAAATTATTGGTTATATCAGCGTGAGTAAAGCTGATGACATCACAACTGCTTTTAATGCCGCTGGCCGTATTAGCGATGAGCACTGCCCTAACTGCGCCCTGCGTACCCTGTTCGCATGGAAAACTGGCCTGGACGTTGATGCAGTACAAATCGCCTCTGATGAAAATCCGGCTGCTGTCGTTATGTCCGCAATTATCTCTGCCGCTGTAAGACACTGAGGAACCGGCCATGACTGCACTTAAACCTTTCTTCGTATATCTGCGCGCCAAGAAAAAAGCAGGCCAGAAAGACCACGTTTTCTGGGAAACGCGCGCCAGTAAAAACCGCGTCACTCGCGATGCCGCCAACGCTATGGAAGATGCCGGACTCAGTGAGGAAGATTTCTTTTCTCCTGCTGTGACCAATTTCCATGTGGTTGACGATCTGCCGCCAGAGGGTGTGCTCGATTCCTCATGGTGTGAGCGCTACCAGCTTGCCAGCGACAAAATGAACTGGGAAAAAAACCCTGGCGCCGAAGGCTCAACCACTGCTGAACCCGCTGCACCAGCAACGGTTGATCCTGTCGTTGAAACTGAAACCACGCTGGACGGCATTATTGCCCTGGAAGATTTGACCGTTGAACAGGCTGTTATCGGTGCGTGGATTTTTGGCACTCAACGCGAATACACCAAAGTGGATTTAGCCGCGGTAACTGCGCTGGCGATGGATACCGACGAATCCTATCCGCAAAACCTGCTGCTGGTGGCCCGCAATACCAAAGTGATGCAGTTGCAACACGCCTACCGGCTAACGGTTGCAGAATGGGTTGAAGCGGCTAAATCCGTGTGGGTGCCCGGTACCGCCGTTCCGCAGGTTTCTGACCTGCTGAAATTCACTGGCGAATGGCTGGATGCGCACAATGATGCCTCTGCCCGCGCCTAGGGTAATCACAGTCGCCGCAGTGACGTTACGGCGAAATGGGCTGCCCGTATCACTGGCAAATCTCAAACCGTGACCACCTCCACTGTGACAGAGAAAACCGCCAGCGGTGCCACGGCGGGCGGCGGTATCAAAACTGATCGCAATCCTGACTATGAACATACCCTGCAAACGCTGGGTATCGAAATTGCCTGCGCCCTGTTCCCGTCTGATTTTGACATTTACGAAATCCCTACGCCGATTTTCCGTAGGGCGAAGGAAATGGTCGCCGAACGTAATGATCCCTGTGCAGCATGGAATCGCGCCCTGAGCAACACGCCCGGCATCCTTGATAACTCACGCGCGGCTATCTTTGCTTTAATCCGCTCTGCGCCGGAAGACATTCACCTTACCCCGGGGCAGTTGCAGTACTACATCAATTCAACCCTGGCCGAAACAGACCACGCCAATCCGTCACAGGAAACGCTTGCGGCTGCTCACAGCACAAATAATGCCATAACACCTGAGCCAGAGCCTGCCCCTGCAACAACGGCGGTGCCAGTGGCTGACGAGCCTATTAAAAATATGGGTAACGGCATATTTGATGTCACTGCCCTGCTGGGTGAAACCGCCGCGCCACAGGTGGAAACTCATGCGCCAGTAGCAGAACCGGTAACAGCAGAGCCAGCAGAAACCACCTCAAATGAGAGTGAAAAAACGGAAGTGGTGCCGGAAATCGCTGATATAGCTGAAACATTCCCTGCTGTGTTTGAGCCTGGCCTTTATGAAAATATTCCAAACGAGGCATACCATGCCGCCAGCGGTATCAGCAGCAGCATGGTTAAAGATGCCCGGATCAGCCTGATGTATTTCCACGGCCGCCACGTCACTGGCGTAATTCAGCGTGAAGTCACCGACGTGCTGACGTTCGGCACCCTAGTACATACGCTGGCGCTTGAACCAGAAAAGCTGGAACAGGAATTCGCTATTTTCCCCGGTATCCCCGCAGGCGCATTCACTAACACCGATTCACTCAAGGCATTCATCCGTGAATTTAACGCGGATAAGCCGAAAGCCGAACAACTGAAACTCACCGGCAAAAAGGAAGAATTACAGGAGGCCATTCGTGCCGTGAAACCTGATGCAATCTTCGCAGACGAGTTTGAGCAAAAATGGCTGAACGACAATTGCCACAAAACCATTCTGACTTCATCACAGATGAGCCTGGCGACAGATATACGCACTGCACTGCTGCGTCACCCATCAGTCGCAAACCTACTTAACCACCCGTCACGTGTTAACGAGGTTAGTTACTTCGGTATGGATGACGAAACCGGTTTAGAGGTGCGCGTACGTCCAGATATTGAACTGGAAATCGACGGAATACGCATTGCTGCTGACCTGAAAACCACCAGCATGGGCCGCATTAAGCAGGGCTATTTACGCCCCGCCTGCACCGCGAAATCACAGAGCGCGATTACCACCTCAGCGCGGCGATGTATTCCGAGGTTGCTGGCTTCGATCAGTTCTTTTGGATCTTCGTCAACAAAGACCCTGGCTACCACTGGGTAGCGGTTATTGAGGCGTCACAGGATTTGCTTGAACTGGGCTCGCTCGAATATCACCGCACCATGTCAGCTATTGCCCGCGCGTATGACACCGGCATCTGGCCTGCCCCGATTACCGACGATTACACCGATGAACTGAATGATTTTGATTTGCGCCGTCTTGAAATGCTGCGCCCCGTTTAAGGAAACCAGATTATGACTACCGAAATCGTAGCCTCAGAAAACAAGAATCAGAAAATCGACAACATTTCGATTCTGACCAACGGCGATTTATTTAATCGCATGCAGTCACTGGCCACCGTTATGGCGGCCAGCGGGGAATGTGTGCCGGCACATTTCAGGGGCAAACCAGAAGCATGCATGGCAGTTGTCATGCAAGCCGCGCGTTGGGGCCTTGACCCGTTCGCCGTTGCCCAGAAAACCCATATCGTTAGCGGCACCCTGGGCTATGAGGCTCAACTGGTTAACGCAGTGATCAATACCATGTCGCCAACAAAAGACCGCCTTCACTTCGATTGGTTTGGCCCGTGGGAAAACGTCATTGGCCGCTTTGAAGAAAAAACCAGTTCCAAGGGCAACAAATATATTGCTCCGGCCTGGAGCCTGAAAGATGAGGCGGGCATTGGGGTAAAGGTCTGGGCGACGCTCAAAAATGAAAACGAGCCCCGCGAACTGACTATTTTGCTGTCACAGGCGCAGGTGCGTAACTCAACATTGTGGGCCAGTGATCCCCGCCAGCAACTGGCCTACCTCGCAACCAAACGCTGGGCGCGTCTCTATTGCCCGGATGTGATTTTAGGTGTGTACACGCCAGACGAAACGGAAGAACGTCAGGAGCGTGAAGTATTCGACGCGCCAGAATCACGCGTAAATCTGGCCGGTCTTTCTTCGGCAGCATCACCGGAAAATTCCGCAGCCGCAGCAGAGCCAGCGCAGGCCGATACTCAGCCTGCGACTAACACAGTGGACTTAGCCGAAAAATTTCGTCTGGCCATCATCAATGCAGATGCTCCGGCAGTCGTACAGACCCTGCGCGGTGAGATCGATAAAGCAAAATCCAGCCTCGGTACCGCGCTGTTTGTCGAATTAAAAATCGTGCCGTTGCCCGGTTCTACCTGCTGACCGCGATCGAAAAACTCAACCAGGCGATTAACGAACTGCCTAAACCCGGCGCTGATGGTGCCAGTGATGCATTCGCCGCGCTGGAACGCCTGTACACCAGCAACAAACGTCATCTGGGCGCAGAACTGGAAGAACAGTACAGCGTCACTCTGGCCGACATGAAACCCGAATACGCCGCATAACTCGTCGGCCCTTCGGGGCCGGTTAAGGAAATAGATATGAGCCACGATTTCATCGGCCTTAAATATGCCAGGCGGTTTGAGCCCGACGATGGTTGCGATCACACAGCGCTGATCGTCTGGGGAATGCGCCGCCGCGCCAACATCCGTAACGGCATAAATGCACCACGTCCGGTACCAGTAAAAGTGATTGAGGTTAGAGCCAATGACGAACGTAAGTCACCTAAAGCAAAGCGCGCTAAATCTACTGGAAAGCCTGCCAGCGCCACAGGCAGAGCTTTTGACACTCCTGTTGGAAGCGTTCGAAAAAGAGCAGCAGCGCAGCACTGTGTTGGCTGAGGCGGCCAGCTTTGTGGCGTCGCCCGCCAACTGGATTCAGCGTGACGACAATATCTGGGAGTGGCGCGTGTCATCCCGTAAAGAATTTATGCAGGTGCTTAAGAGCGCCTTAGCCAAAGCGGAGATTATGCAATGAGACACGTCACCGCCACCGAAGTAATGATCGCACAGAACGATCAGTTAGCGCGGGATCCTCGGCACCTGAAACGCCTCATGGAGTTCTGGCCACGTGAAAATATTGTGCACTGCATGGCGAAATTACTGTTGGAAGAAATCGAGCGTAATAACGCTAAAGAGGAACCATGA